TCTCTGTAAATTTACATCAGGTGGCAAGAACTCAAAATCAGATGCAGTTGTTCCAGCTTCTAATTGTACGCCTGTAATGTACCATTCGTTTGATGTGCTATCTGCAAGGTTGACTTGACCTACTGCTCTGTTTGCAGTTGTTTGTGAACCCCAAGAAGTTTGTAAAGTACCAGATGTATAATTAGAACCAGCAAGTAACCAAAACTGTAATCTTAAACTTTCACCATTATCGTTTGAATAAGAACCAGTAGTATCTCCATCACAAGTTATAGTTTTCTTTTCCCAAGTATTTGCTGAATTAATTGTGTAAGATTTACTGATACTTCTTGAATTATCTTTATCGGCAAATTCAACAATATAAGTTCCTGTTTTATTTGATTTAACCCAAAAAGATAAAGTTGTACTTTCAGCATTAGCAGTACCTTTTTTTAAATACTGTAAATTTTGACCTTCAATTATTTGAACTAATCTTAAATTGCTACCACCACCCAAACTAGTATTTGCTGTTGTGCAATCCATTTTTAATGATTTTGCAAAACCTTGACCAGTTGGAACATCTGTTGATTGAGATTGTGTCCAAGTAGCACCATCACTCATAATCATTTTAAATCTATCTACTGTATTATAACTAGTTGAAGTTATTGAAGATGTTGAAGTTCCTCTTTGTGCTATGCTCATGTCACCATTGATGATGATGTTTCTGAACTTAACATTGTCTTGAAATCCAGCACTAGGTATTTTTGATATTGCCATTATTTATCCTATTAATTTATATCCCATTAAACTTGTATTTGTAGCTGAAGCAACTGCACTTCCACTTGCATTAGCATCTGTAAAATTTGCGTAAAGTTCTATCGTATCTGATGCAGATAAATTAAAAAGACCAGATGCAACTGTAGTAACTTCTCTTTGATTTTGACCAGTATCACCTAATCTTTGTATTGCTGTTTTAATTGCTGAACCATTTTTATAAATATACGATATTGTTTTTTCTCCATCTCTACCAATATCAGCATAACTACCAGTAACAATACCTTCTAAATAATATTTACCACCTTGACCACTTGGTACTGTAAAAGTTGTTCCATCAAATGCACTAGCACTATCTAATTCATTTTGTGTTAAACCAGTAATTTTAGTATCTGTATCTCTTGTAATAGATTGGTTTGAAGATAATTCACCATAAAAATATGGAGTGTTAGTTGGTAAAACTCCACTTGCTAACTGTGCAGTTCCAACAGAACCATTTGGGGGATTTACAGTTTGAACAGCTTTACCTAAATACACACAGTACATATCATCAGATGATGATGTAGCACTTGTTAATGTTAATGTAGTACCACTTGCTGAATATGCAGTTGTAGGCTCTTGTCTAACAAAGTTAATAAATAATGCTAACTCATTTGCATTAGCAACTGGATTATCCAATGTGTAAGATGTAGTCGCACTTGTAGTGAAGTCTTGTTTAGCAAAACTTGTGTAACTTAATGCTGGTTGATTTCCAATAAAAGGCATTAATTATTCTCCTATGAACTGATTGCGTCTACTGTTGATACCCAAACATCTAAAGATGAAGCTGTATCTGATATTACTTTTAAAGCATCACCAGATTGAACTACAAACTTTGCTCCACCATCTAAAACTTGTAATGATGAACCTGCAGGAATAGGTGCATCTTTAATTAAATAAATATCGTTTGAACCATCATTGATATAAACTGATGCTATAACTGATGAACCAGTTACATTTGAAACTGATATACCAACTACTGTATCATAACTGTCAGCAGTAAATAATGTTGCTGCAGATGTTCCTACATCATTGCTAGTATATCTTCTAAAGTTTTGTGCCATGTTTTCTCCTTATAAAGCAATCGCCATTGCAATAGCAAATCCAGCTGAAGCTGCATCTATGTTTGTTAATTGACTACCATCTACAGCAGGTAATTTTGCTGAACCATCAAGTTGTACCACATTATTTGCAGAAGTTCCAACATTTAATGTAGATGCAGTTCCTAATCCAGAAATTTTAGTATTAGCAATTGAATTAACTGCTAGTGTAATAGTACCTGATGAAGTAATTGGTGAGTTTGCTACTGTAAATTCTGAAGAACCTGAATCAGCTACTCCTACTGAAGTTACTGTTCCAACATTAGATGGAGTAATAACAGTATAGGTAATATTAGTTGAACCTACTGATCCTGTATTATCAGTAGTACATAAAAATATTTTATTGTCATTTGCAGTACCTTGATTGACTACAACCATTCCACCAGATAACTCAGCAATTGTATCATGTTCTGGATCTCTTGATGCAGCACCACTTGATACTGCTAAATATAATCCATTTTCTGTAGCATCAGTTTGATCTTTTAATAAAACTCTATCTCCTGCAACAAGAGTAACACCATCAATAGAATCTCCTGCTTCTAAACCATTAGATAAATTTACATTTCCTGTAGAAGCACATTCAGCAATAGTTCTAGTTCTTAAACCTGCAACAGCTTGATCTACATAATTTTTAGTAGCTGCATCTGAACTAGCAGATGGAGAACCAAGACCTGTAATACTACCACCACTTACTGAAACATTATTTGCATTTTGAGTTGCAATAGTTCCTAATCCTAAATTAGTTCTAGCTGTAGAGGCAGTTGTTAAATCTGATAAATTATTTGATGCTGTAAGTTTAGCATCTAATTGAGTTTGTATTGCAGATGATACACCATTTAAATATCCGAACTCTGTATTTGATATTGTACCATCATGTATTTTAGTTGCATCAATCGCTGCACTAGCATTTACATCTGCATTAACAATAGAACCATCTACAATTTTTGCACTTGTAACTGAATTGTCTGCTAGTTTGGCAGTTGTAATTTGTGAATCTGCTATGTGAGCTGTGTCTATAGATCCATCAACATATTGCTCACTATCAATTGAGTCATCAGCAATTTTAGCATTTGTAATTGCATCTGCTGCAATTTTTGCTGTTGTTATATTTGCATCTGTAATTTTTGCTGTAGTAATTGCTGTATCAGCAATCTTTGCAGTTGTGATTTGTGAGTCTGCAATATGTGCAGTATCAATACTGCCATCTACATAATGTTCAGAATTTATACTGTCATCTGCAATCTTAGTTCCATTAACTGCGTCTGCTGCAATTTTAGCGGTAGTAACTGCACCATCAGAAATATTAGATGTTCCAATAATTTCAGTTGGTATAGATGAATTAGTTTTTGAAAGTGCCGCAACATAAACATTAGAAATAGCTTCATTAGATAATGAACCGCTATCCCAAGTTACATTGACTGTTGTGTTTGTAGAAAAAGATGAACTAGCAATCGTACCATAGATAGTTCCTGGAGTAGAAGCTGTTAATTTAATTCTTCTTCCAGCATGATAGAAAGAAGTTACATCAACACCATCTATTGTAAAAGAAGTGGCACTTGCATAAGTTGCAGTATAAGTACCTGAACCATCACCATATTCTACCCATTGTGAATCATTATACCAATCTCTAGTATTTTTCATTAATGCTCTAATGGCATTATTTAAGTTGGAAGGTAGCATCCCTTCGGCAGTAGAGATACCATTAAGTGATGTATTGTTTGCCTGTGTTGTTGAATAATCTTTTATTCCTGCCATATTAATCTCCTATAAACCATGAGAAAGCCTTATCGCTTTCTTTGTTTCTATCATTTATTAATGTATTGATAGCTTCTTCAATTTGTCTTTGAAAGAACTCTTGTGTTTCAAAACTATATCTAACATTATCTATATCAGTTTTTTCTGTCATCTCAAACCAATTCTTGAAGCAATTACATCAACACCTTGAGCATGAGTCCAAACAGACCCAGATGGTGTTTTTACTTTAATTTTAAAATATCTACCAGACTGTCTTACTGGATTATCTCCACTAGCAACCATTGTAGAAGAAGATGATTCTGTAGATGTATCAGCTAATCGTTCTTTACTTTGAATAGTTACTGTAGATGTAGCATCCACAATAGGTCTAACATTTACTATACTACTTCTATGTCCTGGAAACAACTCCATTTCTCTAGTTTCTATAGTTCCTTCATTATCTGTTCCAGAGAAAATAGCTGCTTTGTAACTACTATCAATTGCACCTAAATATCTTTGTCCACCATTCCAAAAGTCAGTATCTAATGCAATATTAATATTATCTAAGTTTCCTGAAATCAAATCCATTAATTCTACAGTATATGCACCAACGAATTGTGAGAATATGGTACTAGCACTAGCATCTGCTGTACTCCATTTTTGAGTAGCATAATTATAAATAATTACTTTATCACAAATACCAGTAGTATTAGATGTGTCACTAGCAGATGGATATAACCACATAGCTAATTGATTAAATGGATCTACAGCTGCACAAATTCTATCTGTAAATGCTTTATTTAAATCTAAATCAAAAAATCTATTAACTTTTTCTGCACCAATAGAAATTACTTGATCGCCATTCAGTTCAAAAAATCCATCATCTGCATAAAAGAAAACTCTACGATTATCTTGGCAAACAGTTCTACCTAATACTGCACCTCTATTAGGTGAGATTACTGAAAGTCTAAATACAGTTGCACCACCCACATAGTCCATACGAACTATTTGGTTTTGTCTAAAAATATAAGAAATCTCTCCAGAGGTTATGTGGGTTATCTGACCACCTGCTCCTGGTAGGTCTTGCAAGTCTGATTGTTTAGTGCCACTTGCCCAAGTTGAAATATCATTAATACCTGACCATTGTATTCTATTTGAATTATTTGTGTGATTACCAGTTACTAAAAAATCTCTAATTACACCTGATACTTTAAAAGTTGGAACAGTACCTGATGTTGCAATTGATGATAAATCTGCAAAGTTAGTTGATGTACCCATTAAATAATATTGAGGTGCATCTACACCATTACTAGTTATGATATAATTTCCAAATTGTGTAAATGTAAAGTAATCTGTATTGCCACCTGTTAAACCAGATTTTCTTGATGTAAATGTTCCTGAAGCTAATTGATGTATGTCAGAATTAGTTGCTACAAAATTAAATACAGTATTAGAATTATCTCTAAATGAACCTGCACCTCTACTATCTTTGGCTATGTTGTTTGTAGAATAATTAACTAATGAAGGAAATCTTTTATAAGAAGATGCTGCAAAATAAACATTGTTAGCTGTGTTTGCACCAGGATTATTATACTCTGGTTGGTCAGGTAGCCATTCTCCAAAAGGTATTTGCATTATTCTCCTATTGGTTATTGTTTGTTACTGCAACATATTTATCGTTAAATGAACTTGCAACAGTTACATCACCTCTTTGTTGTAATGGTGCATTTCCATACTGATCTTCTTTATCATTTCTCTCAAGTCTTTCCATAGCAGTTGTGTACATTCCTTGCCATTGTTGAAGTCTTTGAGGATCAACACCCCCTAAAAAATTAGCAGCATGATATAATGAACCATATAGATATATAGCTGGATGACTTGTTAATATATAGTTAGAAGTATTTGTGTCAGATAAAGCTGGAAACTTTGCATAATAATTTAATGTACCGGTATAAGAACCAGATGGAGTAGGTGCAAATCTAAAATTATCTCCTATTATAGTATAAGTTGATGGCATACCAGATGTAGAACTACCTTTAATTTGATCCATTTGAGATGGAGTAATATATTTTAATGAGTATTTAGTTCCACCTTCTGTAATAAAAAAATCTCTTACTTGTAAAAAGTCGCTTGGTATAGATTCTGTTTCTGAATCTATTGTAATAGAAGTTGAAGTATTCATTTTTCTAATTCTTAATTTAGAATTAAAATCAGCTTCTGTTAATACTATGAAATCATTTGCTATCTCAGTTGTTAAATCTGATCTGTTTAACCAGTTAGCGATTGATGTTTTTAAATCTGAATAATTTGCTAGTGCCATTATAATTTTCCTTC